GTAAGGGTAGAGCAGTTGGAGAACTGAATCACCCCGAAGGTCCGACCGTCAATTTAGATAAGGTTTCCCACAAAATCAATGAACTTAAATTTCAAGGTAATGATATTGTGGGCAAAGCATCGATACTGAACACCCCTATGGGAGAAGTTGTTAAAGGCTTACTCGATGGCGGAGTTACTTTCGGTGTATCGACTCGTGGTATGGGAAGTTTGAGCCAGCGTAATAACGCAATGGTCGTCAATGACGATTATATTCTTAACGCGATAGACATCGTGCAAGATCCATCCGCACCTAGCGCTTTTGTTAATGGGATAATGGAAGGTGTTGAATGGGTTTGGAATAACGGTATTATAGAAGCACAAACAATTGAAAGAATGGAGACTGAAATTAAAAAGGCTCCACGCGCTGATCTCTATGAGACACAAGTTCGTGAGTTTAAAAATTTCCTCTCGTTATTAAAATCAAAATAAGGAGTCTAAAATGACTGATAAAGATATAGTTGAAGATCAGGACGTGGAACTCCAAGAAGACGATGAGGAAATCTTGGAAATGCAAACTCACGATCCTAAGAATGCTGAAGCTCAGTCAGTTGCTTCTATTGACAAAGCAGGTGATGCTACTGGAACCGCTCCAAAGCGTAAAGGTGACAACACTAAGAAAGATCCAATGCCAAAAACTAAAGCAGGAGTTATTGCTGCTATGGTTGGTAAAATGCAAGGTATGAACAAACAGTCTTTAATGGCCATGTATAATGGTAAATACGAAAATTTTGAAGCTGAAGGTGATCAACTTGCAGAAGAAGAAATTAGAGATCAAGTTCAAATTGAAGTTGACTTTAAAGATGATCTTAAAGCACTTGTTAATGAAGAAGCTACACTGTCAGATGAATTCAAGCAGAAAGCAGAAACTATCTTTGAAGCTGCAATTAATGCAAAAATAAATGCAGAGATTGACAGATTAGAAGAGAAGTATAATGAGGAGCTTTCAGAAGAAATCGAAAGCACCAAAAAGGACCTTGTGGAAAAAGTAGACAGCTACCTAAACTACGTAGTTGAGGGCTGGATGGAAGACAACAAGTTAGCAATCCAAAATGGTTTAAGAACTGAAATTGCTGAAGATTTTATGAATAAGTTAAAAGACTTATTTGTTGAGTCTCACATTCAGGTGCCAGAGGATAAAGTTGATCTTGTTGACGAACTCGCAGAAAATGTTGAAGAACTTGAGGCACAACTCAATGAATCAACTGAAAGGTCAATTCAAATGGCTGAAGAGTTAGAGACATATAAGAGGGAGTCTATCATTAGAGAAGCTACCAAAGATTTGGCTGAAACTCAAGTCGAAAAGCTAAAGTCATTAGCAGAAAACGTTGATTTTGATGACGAAGAAACTTTCGCAAAGAAAGTTGCTCAGTTAAAAGAATCATATTTCTCTAAGGCTGCAAAAACCCAGGAAGAAATTGTTGAAGATGATGATTCACCATTAGTTGAGTCAACAGGTTCAATGGAATCTTACCTTAAAGCAATCAAAAAAACTGCAAATAAATAGGGAGTCCTAAAAAATGACAGTATCATACGATAGATTGATCGAAAAGTGGGCACCAGTACTGAACGAAGAGTCAGCTGGCGCCATTACAGATCACCATAAGAAAGCTGTGACTGCTGCAGTACTTGAGAATCAGGAAATCGCTCTTAGAGAAGAAGGATTGATCTCAGAAGCAGCTCCAGGAAATGCAACAACATCTGTAGCAAACTGGAATCCAGTATTAATCGCACTTGTAAGACGTGCAATGCCAAACCTAATGGCATATGACGTTTGTGGTGTTCAGCCTATGTCCGGACCAACTGGCTTAATTTTTGCCATGAAGTCAAGATATGGTGGTGGATCCACAGGAAATAGAGAAGCACTATTCAACGAAGCTGAGACTCAGTTTTCTGGTGACAGTGCTGGTACTCACGACTCAGATAACGCTTCTGGTCTTAACGTAACAAATCTTGATTCAGATTCAACTGCTGACGATGCCAGACTAACAGCATTAGCTGCTGGTGGTATGACAACAGGCGAAGCTGAAAAGTTAGGTTCAACTGGAGAGTCTTCATTCAGAGAGATGGGATTCACTATTGAAAAAGCAACTGTGACTGCTAAGTCAAGAGCTCTTAAAGCTGAATACAGCTTAGAACTAGCTCAAGACCTTAAAGCAATTCATGGTCTTGACGCTGAGACAGAATTGGCAAACATCTTGTCAACAGAAATCTTAGCTGAAATCAATAGAGAAGTTATCAGAACTATTAACTCTCAAGCTAAAACTGGTGCTCTACAGACTAACACTGCTGTTAACGGTATCTTCGATGTACAGACAGATGCAGACGGTAGATGGTCAGTAGAAAAGTTCAAAGGACTTGTATTACAGATCGAAAGAGAATGTAATAGAATTGCAATCGAGACACGTAGAGGTAAAGGAAACTTTATCATATGTTCATCTGACGTAGCATCTGCATTAGCTGCAGCTGGTATGTTAGACTATACACCTGCAATGTCAACAAACTTAAATGTTGATGACACAGGTAATACTTTTGCTGGTGTTTTGAACGGTAGAACAAGAGTTTACATAGACCCGTATGCAAATACTAACTATGTAACTGTTGGTTACAAAGGTACTAATCCATACGATGCTGGCTTATTCTATTGCCCATACGTTCCATTAACAATGGTACGTGCTGTTGGTGAAGATACATTCCAGCCAAAAATTGGTTTTAAAACCAGGTATGGAATGGCATCAAACCCATTCGTAGGTGCAACACCTGCTGATGGTTTAGCCGCAGTTAAGACTAACCAATATTATAGAATCTTCAGAGTCGATAATATTCTAG